CACCCGATATTGACCCCGAAAGGTTGGGTCAAGGCGGGAGCGCTCCTCAAAGGCGATAAAGTCGTCAAGTACGTTAGGAAAGATGACTTTTTCATTGGACAGGACCCAAACGATATACAAGTTCCAACCCTCATTGAGGATGTACCGCATGCGCTCAGGAAGGCGGGTAGCGTGTCTACCTACACCGTGGAAGGTACCCCCGAACAGTTCCACGGCGACGGTTCCTACGGCAAAGTCGCAATTGTAGATGCCAATAGCTTTTTGCGGAACGAACGAGAACCCTTTGGTGACAAGAAAATCCTTGAAAGCCAATTCGTAAACAGACTTAAATCTCGCTGCCCGCTCTTTGCCAAGCGCCCGTTTTCTCAGATCTTCTTCCGTCCGAGTCATACCCCGGACCGCGTCATGAGCGGCGCTTACACGCGCAATCCGCTCCTCTGGGGGCAGTCTTGCCATCATCTGCTTAGTCGCTTTAGAACGAGTTTTCGCAGGTGGGTAACCCGCTTCAGAAAGCCGGTTGCTGATGGTCATATCCCCAACCTTGAAGTGGACTGCAATTGCATGCTTGGACATACCACTTTCGTACATTCTGACAATTTCCTCGACCGGGAGCGGCTTTCTATCACTTCTTGGTTTTCCAGCGATAGTTGGCCTGAGCTCCCTGAAGACAACTCCTTCAGCTTTGGCTTGTTTTTCAATCCTACCGACGCTAACACCGAGGATGGATGCAACCTGTTTAACAGTCTTTCCGGACAGGTAGAGCTTCTTGATGTGGTCCATGTTGAGTTCAATTTTTTTAGCGGCCATGTCTTTAACCTCCACACCCGTTCTGGTTGGTATCTTGCCAATGACATTATAACACACAACTGCGCGCACCGGCTGCTGCCCTACATCTGGACGCAGAAGGAGGCGGACGAGCAGCAAAAGGCGCTGGGCGAGGCGGAGAAGCCCTTCGACCTGGACCCGCGCGGCGAGGCGGAGCGGCTGCGCTATGAGAAGGCACAGCGGGAGAACGCCGAGCGGCTGCGCGACCGGAAGCAGTGGGAGCGGTACAAGGCGGTGCTGGGCGATGACGCGCCCAAGACGCTGAGCGGGTTCCGGGCGATGAAGCGGATGGATAGCGAGAACTATCAATTCATGCGGCTGGACTATGCCAGGCAAAACAAGCTGCTCCAACACCCTGAGCTGGCTCTGCCGAATGCCGTGAAAACGACCGCGGCTGACGCGAAATTCACAGAATACCTGTTCAATCCAAAAAACGCTGGCGGCATCGCAAAAGGCGTTGCTTTTACGCGCAGGCTGGGGTATGATTCAAGTAACTGGCAGTCCCTGCAAAGCAAGATTTTGCAAGCAGCCCCCAAATACCCTGCGACGCTCAGACAACAGGGAGAGCACGGTAGGAACTACGAGCAAAAGGTTGTACTTTGGGGAGAGAGGGGGCGGCCGGCTAATGTGGTCCTCGGATGGCAGAGCAAAGGAAACGAAACATGGCTGGCTACAGCATTGATCAAGGAGGTGGATACGAGTGCACATTAAGCAGTATAGCCGCGTGCAGTTAGTTGACGGCGCAGTTGGCGATGTTGTAGAAGTCTTCACGGATTCATCAGAAGGATATCTCATAGATACCGCTGACTCAGATCCCGCTGTTCCTTTGCATCCAGACTGGTTAAGAACAGTTTCCCGGAGCCAGGTGGCAGAAATCCTCTGGGAGCCCAAAGACTAAGACAGCCCAAACAAATCCCAAGCACCACGCGAAAGCAGGGTGCTTTTTCATTCCCCGGCAACCAGCCGCGCCGTCACACGTGCGGCTTTTGCATAAATACATTTCGCCCGAGGGAGCGGTAATCCCTCACGCGCAAGCGGGATGCGACCCCGTAAAAAGCGTGCGCGAAGGAGAACAGGATGACCAAGCAGGAGCTGATGGCGCTGGGCCTCAACGAGGAAGCAGCCGACAAGGTACTCAAGGACCACATCCCCTACGACAGGTTCAAGCAGGTCAACGATGACAAGAAGGCGCTGGAAGGCCAGCTGGCGGAGCGCGACAAGGCCATTGACGGCCTGAACGCGAAGCTGAAGGCGGGCGAAGACGCCGCCAAGTCCATCACCGACCTGCAGGAACAGCTCAAGCAGAAGGACGGCGCAGTGCTGCAGGCACGCAAGGATGCCGCCATCCAGGTCGCCCTCACCCAGGCCAAGGCCAAGAACGCGAAAGCGGTCCAGGCACTGCTGGAGGCGGACAAGCTGGAGCTGCAGGACGACGGCAGCGTGAAAGGCCTCAAGGAAGCCCTGGAAGGCCTGCAGAAGAGCGACGCGTACCTGTTTGAGCCGGCAAAAGCCCCCTCAGCCCCCCCGACATCCGGATTCAACCCGCCCGCCGACGGCGGAACCCCGGCACCCAAGTCGCTCCAGGAGGCCATTCAGGCCGGACTGGAAGCACAATCGAAAGGATGATCTAAATCATGGCAGTAACCCTAGCAGAAGCCAAGAAAAACGTGCAGGACGCACTGCAGCTCGGCGTAATCGACGAGTTCCGCAAGAGTAACTATCTCCTGGACAACCTCCCCTTCGCTGACGTCGTCAGCCCGACCGGAGGCGGCGCGACGCTGACCTACGGCTACACCCGCATCACCACCCAGCCCACCGCGGCCTTCCGCGCCATCAACGTGCCTTACAACTCACAGGAAGTGGCCAAGACGCGCTACACTGTGGACCTGAAGATCTTCGGCGGCAGCTTCGACATCGACCGCGTCATCGCGGGCATGGGCGGCATCGTCTCCGAAGTCACCCTGCAGATGCAGCAGAAGATCAAGGCCGCGCAGGCGCTGTTCAACGACACCGTCATCAACGGCGACAGCGCCGTGGACGTCAACGCCTTTGACGGCCTGGAGAAGGCCCTGACCGGCTCTTCTACCGAGTACGTCCCGGCCGCGAACATCGTGCTGGACTCCAGCACCAACCTCGACGCCAACTACAAAGCCTTCCTGGACGTCCTGGACGAGTTCCTGATGGGTCTGGACGGACAGCCCTCCGCCATCCTGGGCAACCTGAAGCTGATCGCTAAGATCCGCGCCGTGGCCCGCCGCGCGGGCATGTACATGACCACGAAGAACGACTTTGGCCAGCAGGTTGAGATGTACGGCAACATCCCGATCATCGACCTGGGCGCCAAACCCGGCAGCACCGATCCCGTGTCCGGCATTGACGCGGGCGGGCTGACCAGCCTGTACGCGGTGCGCCTGGGCATGGACGGCTTCCACGGCATCAGCATGGCCGGCCAGCCGCCTGTAAGGGCCTGGCTGCCCGACTACACGACCTCCGGCCCCGTCAAGACGGGCGAGGTTGAAATGGTCGCGGCCATCGCGCTGAAGGCCACGAAGGCTGCCGGGGTGCTGCGTAAAATCAAGGTCCAGTAATGGCCCGGATCTACGCGCCCAACGAACAGTACAGCGGGACCAGCGCAAGCGTGGCATTTGAGCGGGGCGTCGGAGAGACCGGCGACCCCGCGCTGATCGCCTGGTTCCAGGCACACGGCTACCGGGTGGAGCATCCCGATGAAGCGCCGCCCGAAGAACCACCTCCGGCACCGGTGAAGCCCGCGCCCCGGCCTGCCAAGAAAAAAGAAAGGTGAAGAACTATGCCGAGGATTTTCGCTCCGAATGAGGAGCACGCATTCAATGCCGGCGGCGTCGCGTTTGTCAAAGGCGCGGCCGCACTGGCCGAGGGGCACGCGTCCCTGCCCTTCTTCGCTGCGGCGAAGGGGTACGACGTGGATGCCAGCAAGCACGCGCTGACGCCGCTGGACACGCTGTCCCGCGCCGACCTCAACCAGCTGGCGACCTATCTGGGCATCACGCTGGTGCCCGCGGACGGGAAGCTCGAGGTCATCCGTGACATCGAGGGCCTCATCTCAACCCACCTGCTGGGCGCGCTGACGGTCGCGTCCGTCGCCCACGGCACCAAGGTCGGGTTCACGGTGGTCACCGTCACCGAAGCGCTGACCGGTACCAATGTCCATAAGTACAAGACCCACGCAACGGAAGCCCCTGCGCCGCTGTACGGCGACATCGCGGACAGCACCTGGCTCCCGCTGACCAGCGGAGCGACCGGTGGCATCGAACTGACCACCGGCCACAAGATCACGGTGGTGGAGTGCAACCCTGTGACCGGGTTCATTGTCGGTTCCGGCAATGACACTGTGGCGTCAAAGGGCGCGGAATAAGCTGAAAGGGGGCTGACCATGACCTACGCGACAACCTCGCAAGCAACCACTTACCATACAGCGCGGCTGACGGCAGCGGCATGGTCCGCCGTATCGGCCGCGGACAAACCCCTGGCCATCCAGAGCGCGGCTGACATCCTGGACGCCTACGCGGCAGGGCATGGCGGGTGGAGGGACGACGTTACACCCGCCGCTGTCCCCCAGGCCCTGACCAACGCCTGCAGCGACCTGGCGCTGACCCTGACCGACCCTTCCGCCCTGGAGCGCATCAAGGCGCAGCAGCAGGGCGTGACCAGCCTGAGCATCGGCAGCGCAAGCGAGAGCTACGCCGGCAATACCGCCATCGGGCTTGACGCCGTGCTGAGCCCGGCTGTCAAGGCCCTGCTCAGGCCCTACCTCAAACTGGCAGGGGGGAGCGTGCACATCCTATGAGCCGCTTTGACCGCCTGATGCAGGAAGACATCTCCGTTCAATCCATGACCGGCACCGACTATACCGGCGGGAAGACCTATGCCGCGGCGGCGACCATCAAGGGGCGCCTGGACTGGCAGCGGAGCCGCGTGCTCAACAGCCAGGGTGAGGAATCCCTGTCCGAAGCGGTCATCTACACAACCACACGGCTCAAGCCCGGCGACCTGGTGAGCGTGAATAGCATTGATTGGGAGGTGAAGGCCGTGAAGCAGCAAAAGGGACTCTACGGCGGAACCGACCACTGGGAGGTGAGGCTTTAGTGGCGTTTGAACTGACCGGCATCGACGACGTGATGCAAAAACTGGGGAGCGCGCTGTCGTCCACGGGCGACCTCACCAAAGCGGGGATGCAGGAGGTCGTGAGCGACATCTGGCAGCGCGCGGCGGACCGGGCGCCTGTTAAATCCGGCGCCCTCCGCGGAAGCGGAAGCCTGTGGGTGGAAGAGGAGGGCGACACAATCATCGGCGAAGTGCGATTCAACGCCAAGTACGCAGCCGCCCAGCACGAGCACGTAGAGTACGCCCACCCACAGGGCGGGGAAGCCAAGTTCCTGGAAAAGGCCGCGCTTGAAAAGGCGGAGCAGGTCAGGGAACAAATCGCCGCCAGCCTCAGCGACCTGTTTGGAGGCCTGTGATGCTCAACGCCATCCGTAACTACCTGCTGACAAAGAACCTCAGCAACATCTACCTGGACATTATCCCGGACTACAAAATAACGCCGGAGTGCATCGCGCTGTTTTGCTGGCAGAAGACACCGGCATCCCTGCACGACGGCAGCGCCGCGCACCGCATCCAGATCCAGGTGCGCAGGAAGACCACCGGCTACGCGGACGCGATGACCACGTGCCAGACCATCGCTGACCTGCTGGACAGCGGCGAAGGCGAGACCAAGATTCCCCTGACCGGCATGGGCGTGGTGATCGGCCGCATGACTAGCGCGGCGGCCATT